TTCATACTAAACAGTTTTCCTTTTTAGTCTTGCAAAGATAGTAAAAGTATACTATCTATACAAGAGTTTTAATGAAATTCTTATTAAGAACCCTCTATTATGCTAAATTTACTGGCCTATAGTTTCTTTCAAAGAATGGGTCATTACCTAAGTATGAGGAAGAAGCTTTTTCTGCTCTTTCCTTTGACACATTTCCTTGGTAAAGAATCATTTTATCCTCTCTCAATAGCATTAACATACCCATAGATGATATTCTATCAAAGTTACCTTCATTATTATAGCTAATAAGTTCTTTAATTAAAGCCCTATTTCTTACTGTAAATAGTGCAGGAACTGCAACTTCTGTAGGCTCTCCGTCTACTTCCTGTATTATAATAGTAGGTCTAAGTAACCAAGCTCTAAGCAGATTTCTAGCATATGCATTGATAGCAGCAGTAGCATTAGTACCTCTTGCTTTATTACCATAACCAGTATCCTTTATAAGCTGTTTATCCTTTAGAAACTCAAGCTGTTCAGTTAAAAGATAAGTACAGTTTCTCTGTGAGAAATATGAGAAAAGACCCTTCTTGTTATTCTCATAGTTCATTCTACCATTATAATATAAACACATCCTTCTACATATCTCATAGAAGTCATCAGCAAACATAGGTCTACCTGTGTACTCTGCCACTATTTTATCTGTCCACAAATCAAGTACAAAGACAGAACCTAATGACATTGTATTTGAAGCATCATCATCATAAGGGTCACATCCTAAAATATATCTTCCGTTATATGGTTTTCCAGTACTTCTGTCTATTTCAGGCATTTGAAATATTTCTATAGCTCCTTCTATCTTATTATCTTTATGCGGAAATTCTCTTATAGATTGAGCAGCAGTAGGTTTAAAGTCTATTTCACCTTTACCATTAATAGCTAATTCTCCTACATACACATCATCATATTCTCTAGGATTACCATCTAATTGTTGTAGTCTCTCAGTAAGGTCAGCTACAGGGAACATATTAACTCCTGTTTTTACTATAGCTTCTGCTGGAGTAATAGGAACCTCTGCTATTACTTTTATAATAGTATTAGGGTCAGATGAATTATACTTCTTTGTATATCTATTCATCAGAATCTCAATAAGAGCCTTGATTACATCAGACACTCCATCCTCATTATAACAGCCCTTTCTGTTTATATAGCCAGGGAAAAAGAACACAAAGTTAGGTTTACCTTGATTATTTTTATCATACACATTTGGTAATGCATACATTCTATAACCTTTAGGATTATACATAATTTCTTGAGCACCAGCAAAATCTGATTCATTATCACCAGCAGTACCAAGCATGTATATCTGACCAAATGCAATATCACCTTCTTCTACAGAAGGAGTAAGGACATTATACATATCAGTTAACCTAGGAAATGTACCAAACTCTTCAATCAGAATGTGTGCAGCTCTCTTACCTCTAAGCTTTGATTCATCATCTTTGGATGATACACCTAGAATATTATTATGAGTACCTCTTTCTATATCAAGTTCTATATCTTTATATCCCATTATCCAGGTCATATCTTGCATAGAAGACTTTAGTCTTTTTCTAGGAAACTGAGTGTGCTCTGCACAGAAATTAGCCATAGATGAGAATTTATTAAGAACACCATCCTTTGTTAAATACTCCTTCTGATAGGCAGTAACTACAGACATTACTTTACTATGAGCTATTTCATTTACTCCCAATATAAAATCATGACTTAAAATAGATGCTAGAGAAAAAGATTTTCCTTTACTTCTAGATGCAAGTTCAGCACAATGCTGACCTCCTTCAAAGTTATTATAAAGGCCTCCATTTGCAGCTTGTTCCATATAATGAAATCTCCAATAAATACCTTCCCAAAACTCTGGAAAATCTTCTATTCTATTTGCCCTCTTGGTTCCTTTGATAATCTTGGAGAGCATTATAGGAGAGTAGTTTAAGAACCAATACATATATCCTGTTACCCACTCTCCATCACTTTCTCTTACATAACCTTCCCAGCATCTTCTTTTCTCCTCCCTAATCCATTTACCATACTCACTGTTAGGGTTTGCATTAGGTCTTAGATTAGTAAAGCAACCATACTTCTGATAATGTATTGCAGTAGGTCTAAAATAATCTACATTTTCTATTATATGGGGATTAGCTAAATCTACTATAATTCTACCCTTATCATCTCTGGGTCTATCCTTGGCATATTGTCTGTTAGGAGAAATTAATCTTCTAACAAATTCTATATTATTTATTACATCCAATAACTGGTCTTTTACTTCCTGAGGTAATGATTCCAGGAGTTCATCAGTTAGAGGAGTTTGATACTTATTAAATTCCATCTTTTAACATAGATTTATAATCATCACTTATAGCCCATCTTAAGAGCTTATCTAGGTAGATTTTATCACATTCCTTCCATACTTCAGATATATCTTCAGCAGGTACATTTCTAATCTCTTCTATGCAAGATAAAAGTGTTTTTTCATTGCCTTTTACAAGATATAAGTTATAACAAAACCTTTTGTATACTTTAAACTTAGAATGTAACTTCATACTTCTATGCAATACAAGTATTCCCTTCTCAGTCTTAATGTTAGAACTGAGGGATTCTACAATATCATTTAATTCTATCATATATCCAGACTATCTTCAAATATTGTTTTTTCTCCTTGTCCTCTCATCTTACCTTGACTTCTCATTTCTGATGCAAGAGCTTTTTCTGCTTCATCAAGGTCTTTTGCTAAGCTAGGTACCTGTTTAATTGTAGCAGTAATAGTATTCAAGGTATATACAGGTTTACCTTTATCATCTACTTGATTAAGGTCTATATCTCTGAGAAGCTTCCTTAGTTTATCTACTGCATATCTAGTATCTTCAAGAAGTAAAGAAGCTGTAGGTTTAAATTTACTATAAAACTCCATAGCCTCTATTACAAGCTTGTCAGGTTTCCAACTACTTGATAAACCTTCTCCTTCTATAATAGCCTTAGACCTTTCTTCTTCATCTACTAGATATTGATAATCACTCCTAGGGTCAATCATAAAATATATATAACCTAATTCAGAAATAGCTCTATCTTTATTTAAAGACCTATCTCTATTCCATATTTTTTTAAATGGTGCAAGTACTAGAGCTTCAGGCTCAATAGTTAACTTGTATCCTTCATATTTTAATAGCTTCATAACTAAAAATAATAAAGGCCTGCTGAATAATCAACAGGCCATATGGTTTAAACTATAATACCAGGCTTCTCAGGTTGAATGATATGGACTGTTGGTTCCTCTACATCTTCACTCTCTTCAACTACAAAAGTAATATCTTGGTCATATAGCATTAGACAATCTTTATCATTAAGTTTGATAGTATTGAATCTATATCCTATAGTTATATTATCACCTACAACTCCATTACGGAGAGACTTGTCATTATGTTTAGTCATCATGTATCTTGTAGGGTCAATACAAACTACATCACCTTCTTTAATACCTCTTACAGTATCTCCAACTGATATTACTGTTTGATATTCTTTAAGAGAGCCTTTTGACTTAGTTGTATCAACTAGTCCATTTATTAATTGGTCTTGTTCATAGACATCCATAGTGGTAATTAGTCTATTGAACATTGGCCTAATCTTTTTTAGTTTCTTCATTTCTTCTAAGCTTCCTTATATGTTTGAATTTTTCTTTTACTCCTAAATACCTTGTATAGGTGCATACAAGTTTCCCTAATGAAGGTATATTAAAGTTTGGTCTTAAACTAAGAAACTCAGCCTCAGTAAGTTCCTCTTTTAAAGGTAATTCCTGGACTGAGTTCCTTATATATGACCAAAAAGCTTTATAAGCTTTATCTACTATCTCAGTAGGTATTCCAGTATCTTCTGATACTTTCTTTATGATTTCTGTGTAGGTCATTGTAAGTTAAATGAGAGAAGCAATAGAAAGTTCTTAGCATCCTCTTCTACTCTAGGTATGAACTTAGGATTAATCCTACCATTGTCAATCATCTTGCTCTTCTTGAGTTTAGTCATTATGACTTGAAAGTGTGCCTGTGTAATACCACATTCTTCCCTAACTTTCCTCTTGGTTTCCTCATTCATAGTGTACTTATTAAGTACCTCTTGGTCTTTAATAACCTTGCTGAGTTCATACCTTTGCTTTAAGAAAGAAGCCATTACATCAGTTTCTCTCTCAGTAAGTTTATGAAAGGGTCTTAGAAACTCTAACCAGTATCTGAAGAACTTACCTTCTGTAGAAGTAGGGATAGTAATAACATTATTAATGTTCCCCATTTTACTCTACATTACTCTGTTTTATCAGTTTCTTCTTTAGTTTCTTCTGTATCAACAGTAAGAATATCTTGAATCTCTACAGCACATTTACCCACAAATTCAGCAGGGAAAGATACTTCATTCTCCAGTACCTTGAATAGCCAATTCAATCTAATTGATGCAAAGTCAATGCTTCTTAGTTTGTTCTCAGCTGCCATAGCTCTTTGTTGAAGTTGAGCAGCAGCTCTTTTAAGTTGTTCATAATCCAACTCTTTAGTTTCTTTGTTCTCTTCCATTATTTAATTCTTTAGT